TGTTGCTTCTAACTGAGCGCCCCAGATAAAAAGGTTTGCTATTGTTGCGGAATAGTTTGTAGCATAAGCAGAAGTAAGTGATGGAATAATATAAATTATCCAATTAGCGCTAGTGCCAATTGTTGCCGATACTGTGCAACGATACCAACCGTTGCCTACCGCCGTAATTGTTGCTGTTGCAGCAGAACCTGTAGTTCCAACAATACCATTTACCAAATCAAAGTTAGCAAAAATAGTGCTAAGACTAGAATGAATTATTTGAAAAAACTGTGCGCTACCCGCCTTTGCATATACAGAAAAAGTTAATGATCCAGTTGCTGTTGGCCCTTGCCCAACTCTTTGAGCTGCGGCTGCCCCGCTTGTCGTTAATGCGTCTCCCGCCAATGTCCCATCAGGAGCAACAATTGTGTTAGCCGTTATCGTTGCGTTTAATTTTGTCCAAGCAGCATTATCAAACTCACTCGAATACGTCACTAAATTCGTACTCTGCTGCTCAACTAAGAAGCCAAGGCTATCGCCGCTGATCGGATTATGGTCAAAGCGTGCTACACCCGATGCTGCTGTTAGCAGAACAGGAATGTAGTTTGTGATGGCTTGAGTAGTGGTGGGGGTATATGCGCTGACTGCGGAGCGTTGCTCTAACTGAGCGCCCCAAACATAAATACCTGAAGTGCCGTCACCTGTGTAATTTGTGACCCCTAAGCCTCCACCAACGCTTTCGCACAATCTAATTCTAAAACCTGATGCCACAGTTGTCGGAGTTGTAACAAGAGCTAAACGATACCATCCGTTTGCAAGGGCTGTGACAGTTCCTGTGCCGTTGTTAATTGTTCCTGAGCCAGTTAGTGTGGCAAGCACATAGAAGCTATCGTTAGCCAACCAATCTAATCTAATAACTGTTCTACCGTTTGGCTTAATAAAAGCCGAAAACACCATTGGTTGATTAGCTATAGAGCTAGCTGATGCAACTAAACTATGCGTACTTGTGGCAGTATTTTCTGTAAATAAATCTGCGGTGTTGGTGCCATCAGGAGCAGTTGTTACTATTGAATTTGCGGTTACAGTGCCGTTTTCTTTAACCCAAGCGGCATTGTCAAACTCTTGGCTGTATGTTTGTAAATTTTGTTCTGCTACCGCAGTCGTTACACCGTTATAGTATGTCGCTGTGCTTGCACGGGTGTACGTAATTCTTGGGTCTAAGGCTTCGACAGCCGCAAAGTTAAGCATCAATGAAGGCTCGACATTGCTGATCGCTGTATCGTTCTGGATGGATCCAAGGGTTGCTGAACTGAGCGTGGCGACACCACCACTGATATTCACAGCAGCCCTGTCTTGATACGCCATGCTACCAAGGTACTGATTCAGCGGAATCTCGTTAGGGTCTGTGCCTACATCAGCTTGGGATACAGAGCGTTCAGCAGGGTAGGTAACGAATACGTCCTTTGTGCCTGAGACGAAGCTAACCAAAGCGCCGCCTGCTGAAGACTCAAGAACAGTATCACGGCTCAGTAACGTGCCAGCAGAGGTATATGTACCGATACCAACTTCCCACGATCCCGCCACAGGGTCTACGATTGTATAGTACGTAGTATTAGCGTTACCAATGGCTACAAACGACTGAAACCCCAACACCGCACCGGCAAGAGTAATTGTTCCAGTACCTGTCGTAGTGGTTGTCTCTCGGACTCGGTCTTTGACGACTAATGCCATGATAATTCCTTAATTAACCGTATCAATTAAATTCCAGTCCGTTGTTTCTGAAGTATTTACCGGCTCCCACAACAACCGAGCATTTACCTGATCTGACAGCAGAACACTATCTGAGAGCGGAATGTTGTACACGGCATTGGTTGGTACAAGATCTAGAATAACAACGCTTTCTGTAACACCAAATTTCATGTTTGCTGTCGTATTTATAATGTCTGTAGCAACAGCAAGTTCCGCTGCCAAAGCCCTAAAAACAACACGCGTTGCAACGGTTTCTGAACCTTGCGCAGACTCGTTAGCCAAACATAAAAATCCAACTCTCGGAGACAGCGGCGTAAGAGCAATCTGAGCGGACTCACTCACAGACGCAGGTAAACTCAAGAACGCATTAATAGTATTGCTAACTGTTACAAGCTCGCTTACCGATATATTTACATTTACTATGTTATCAATATCACCCGCAATCGCAGTAGCAGACTCACTAATCAACGGGAACGTAAATCTTGTAATACCCATCAAGTCCGTGCCAGTTGCTAGTTCTGACACTAAAGAATTAACAACAACAGAAGCCAAAAATAAATCACCCGATACAGTTGCAAATATACTGCCTAAGTTATCAAACGCTCCCGATGCAAATCCGCCAGTCGAAAACCCACCACCAATATTGCGACTTGCGCTAATACTGGCAGATTCAACAACAGCGGCATCGTATATTGCCATTACGCTGCATCAAGCGAGAACGTGTAAGTGATATTAATTGTGTCACCGCTAACAACACTGCGGTCACCGGGAGCCGCAAAGTCAGAAGCAGAAAACAAAATACCTGTTGTGCCACTCTTTGTGTTGTTGCTAGTCAAAAATGCGCCGCCAACAACAGTGGAGCCGTTAATCGAAAACACAGCGGGCGATGCACTTGTAGTAATCACAGAGGGGTCAGCGGTTGTCGCAGCGGCAAATACAGCAGCGGGGCGAGTTGCTTGTGAGTAAGCTACAACTTCTGTCCAACCAGCGTGAGAGGCCATTGTGTCGCCAGCCGCAGGGTTGTTAGAAGCAGCAGCACCGTACAAGCCGATAAACCAACCTGCTGTGTAAGCAGAACCGGTAAAGTACTTGTCGTTCATGTCTTTCAAACCGACGTTTACAACGAGGTTGTGGTTATTTTCTTCCCACTTGAGCTTGCCGTCTTTGTCAAAACACTGCACAACAAAAACACCACCAGCTTGTAAGCTGGAGCTTACGCCACCAGAGGAGACAACTGACGCGCCTGTTGTGTCACCAACTTTAGCTTTAGTATCAAACATTTTAAAACTCCTTAAGGAAAACGTAGTAGCGCAGAACCTGTTGTAGCAGGGGGAAACTGCACAGTAAAAGTTATAGCAGATGTGCGGTCTGCACCAAAGTCCAACACACAGATAGCACCACCGTCGCCGGGTTTGTAGATTAACGCGCCACGAGCCGTAAAGGATCCCGCCCAAGATGTATTGACAAAACTAATGTACGCACCACCAGACTCAGTGTAATACGCGGGCGTAATGACGTTTCCTCCTGCTGTGTAGCCTGCGGCAACAACCTCGCCTGCTGTTGTGTACGCAGTAGTAGTTTGGTCAAGCGCAGCTGCATTGGTATACAGCGCTATGTAGTATGTATTCGACGTTGGGGCAACAAAATCAAAGTTGCCAGAAACAAGTCCGGGGTTAAAGCTATTGCAGAGGAAGTTCCCAGTAAACGCCATATTATTTCACCGGATAGCGGACTTGTCCGCTTCTGTATGCGTCTTGACGCTCTTTTCCGTCGCCAAGCTGTTTAAGCAGAGCCATACCTTCCATGTACTTCTGCTCATACATTGCGACCACGTCTGCCTCGCCTTTTTGGAAGATCACAGCCTCACGCAGCGCACCATAAAGCAGAACGGTGTCAAAGTTATCACCAAGCCACGTCGTGCCAGCAGTCACAATAGACTCTGGATAAAAGAAGTAATGCAGCTCAACGGTGTAACTAATATTTGGTGTTGGGCCAAGAATAAACGATAGTTCGTTTGTAAGCGTAGGGGGGTTGGCGGCGGTCGTTGTTGGGCCAAAAATTGCGTAGTACTTCGGCACACCTGTGTCGGTTGGAGCTGGGTATGCCTGACGGATAAAGTTAACGTCTTTATTTAGCAAGTACTCATAATCGCCAGACGGTGTCACTACCGCAAGGGAAAACACCGATAGAAAGTCAGTCGGGGCAGATAGGTACTTGTTGTTTGGAGTAGTGGCTCCATCCACGTTCTTGCGCAGGTAGGACAGTTGAACAGAGTTGTATATACGTTGCTCAGCGTTTTGCACGAACACAGGGATATTAGCAACGAACTCTGGTTCACTGCTTTCTGCGTATGAGATAATCGCTTGGGTGAGCTGGGTATAGTTCATGTTTAGCCCATTGGCCCGCGAGCTGTGATGCCCTTCGTCGCACAGCCATTACCACGAGTCTTAATGCCGGAAGTCTTGACATCATCACGGGCTGGGTCTCCAGTGCTAACACGCATAGCGGGGCCACAGGCTTTGAAGTCTTTCGCAGCCATTGTGTTTGGGTCTTGACGTTTAGTTGATTTCATAGTGACCTTTTCACCTGTCATGGTATGAGGTTCAGCATATACCTTAGCATCACCGACCTCTTTGCCCATCATTTTCTGACTGTACTTAGCCATATCAGCCTCGCTTTTGAGCAGCAATCTTTGCCATTCCACGACCCATTGACTTCATGTCAGCATTAGTTTTGCCGCCTTTAGAAGTCTTTGTACCTTTACCAGACAACGCAGCTACCATCGGGCCGCTATTGCCAAGATTCTTGCCTTCGGTTTTGCCTTTTTTAGCAACACCATCTGCGCCACGTTTAAACATGATAACTCCTTAAGTAACCACTATTGTAACTGTACCAAGCTGGGTTTGGATAATCAAGTCATTCGGTGTAAGACTACCGTCTCTAGAGCCACCAACCGGACTCCATCCCCACTGAAAGATCCTACTACCACCAGAAGGATCACCGTCTACATCTAAACCCGAGACAACATAACTAGTATCTGGGCGAGGGTTTCTTATTGCCTGTGGATCATTAACCGGATACATACCTAACTGCAACTGTGGCTGATCTGGATCCCAACACTCATGACACACTAAAATGTTTACTTCTTTTGTTTTAATGACTAAGGTTTTAAGCTGCTTTAACTTAAACCGTTGACCACACCGATCACACTCAGCAATTGCATACTTACCCGAGGCGAATTTAGAGGGCATGACTCACCTCAATAAAACATGTTGCGTGGAACAAAACGAAGTGGGGCTTTTTCCCTGTCCTCGTCCGCAGCCAACTGAAACTGCTGTTCATATTCTGACTTTAAAAACAGTACGCGCTGCGGGTCTACCTCTGGCAACTTAGCTGACAGATAAAACGCAAGCCCAGCAACCATACAGGTAAGGAATCGAAACGGAATATCTTGGGTAGACACACCGCTACCAGCATCCTGAATCCGGCGCAGTCTCCAGTAAACAAACGTATACTGATTGCCCGGTGCGTTTGGCGTAGGCCACACCACAATCTTTGGAGCGTTCGTGCCAGTAGTTGGATAGTCTGCACCCGACTGACGGTTAATCCACACCTGAATTGGTCGCGCCTCTGCGTTCTTGTTAGGGATTGTTGAGTACGTAGACTCTGAAATTCGAGTAATGTTAATGTCGATTTGGTTCTGTCCAGAGCCTGTACGAATAACCGTATCCAGCAAATCAATCGTATCGACAGGTAGGTTATAAGTAGACTGCCCTGTAACCATAGGAATTGAGCCTTGCTCAATCGTCCACAGATTAATTCCCCGATTTGCCCACTCAATTGTCAGTAGGTTTAAACTGCGACGTGCTGTACGCAGGTCATATCCAGTACGCAGTTCTTTCCCGCAACGCTCAAACGCCTCTTCCACTAACTCAGAAAGGTCAAGATTAAAGCCTGCGGTGCCTGAAGTGGTCATCTAAATCCTGCCGTTTTCTTTGCAATACGTTTTGGCTGGGCTACAAACTGCTTACCCGCCGCTTTACCTGCTCTCTTTGCCTTAGTCGTCGCTGCATACTCAGCAGGGCTTAATGACTTTATAGCCTTTTCTGGCAAGTACCGCTCACCCGTTTCCGAGGACTTCTTGCCTGACTTAGTTTGCCATTTCTGGTCTCCCCAAGCTTTTAAAGATTGTTGCGGCTTCTTAATCACGATACCCGCCGCCTGATGCTTTATATTTTTTAGCTACTAGCTGCGCTTTTCTCGCGCTCCATTTTCCAGCACCTGTACCTTGCGTAGCTGCGGCTTTAACTTGGGACACAATCTTCTTACGCAAGCTAGGTTTGGTGTAGTTACCGGCAGCGTTTACTTTGCTAGTAGCCATTATTTGTACCCCTTAAAGCCTTTGAAACCAGAAAGGGTTTTGGCCTTTTTAGTGACACCACCTTTTGCGTACATGGCAAACTCATCGCCGTCTTTGCGCTTAGCTTTCTTAGCTCCGGGCATTTTAGACGGGTTGATATCGCCCATTCCGCGAGAGGCTCTCAAATCATTCTACCTTTTGTCTTACCACGCTGAGCACAGCCATCAGCACGACTTGAGGCTGAACCGCCTTTCGCCATTTTAACTGCTCCGCCCTTGCGCCCACCAATAGGCTCAGCAACGGGGAAAGCTTTAGCTTCCGGGTTTTTGTTGTAATCACGGTATTGGTCAACGATGCTAGGAGCGTCGTACTTTTCCGAAGCCATCCGCGACTTCATAGCTGCGTCGCTGCCGCCCTTAATCACTTTCCCACGCAACCCAAGATTAACATCTTCTTGTGTTAGCCCGGCGTCAATATCATCTTGGGTCATCTTTTTCATCGCATCATTCCTCGCGTTTTACCTTTAACAGCACAGCCATCAGCACGTTTGGAGGCGGAGCTAACCGAACCGCCCTTCGCCATTTTAACAACACCACCTTTTTTTTTGCCTGAGTCTAAGCGTTTTTTTGCTTCACCACCTAAACGCTCAGTTTCTCTTAAACGATAAAATTCGCTGGTTGGTTTTACAGCTTTTGGATGCAAAACTGACCCTATACCAGACAAAATATCACTTGCGGCGGCTTTAGTTTTACTAGAAAATTTTGATGCTTCCTCTGCCTCTGCTACCGATTTTTCATCCGCTTGTCTGCGCTGCATAGTTCTATGCTCATCTCCCGACATTCTTTTACCGTTTACAATAGCGTAATCGGGAATACCTTCAGCATCTTCAGGTTTGTTGGTAGCCATGTTTGTTCCTTAGCACATCTTTCCGCCAGACTTCATCTTAATCATCGAACCCTTGGTCTTACCCTTGGTCTCAATGCCGCCGCCGCGAGCCATCTTAGTCATGCCACCGCTCTTGGCTGCAAAGGCAGGAACCTTCTTACCGTCCTTCATAAGCATAGGCATACCGCCCTTCTTGAGCTTGGACATATCCGACTTCTTGCCACCGTGAAGCTGTGACTCATGCATACCAACAGCTTTCTTAGTCATTGCTTTGTCTTGTTTAATATCGTTTTTCATAACGCCACCTTCCTTAAAAAGAGATGATTTACCGTGATCGGTTTTGGGTTTGTTAAGCTTTTGTAAGTCAGGGCGGCTTGATGCACCCTTTCTTTTACTAGAAAACTCTTGCGCTACACCTACTGGGATGCCCGCTTCTTTAGCAAACGCAGGATTGTGCGCGGCTGCGTCCATGAACTTCTTTTGCTTTTCACTCGTCGCTGGCATGTCAACCTCGAATTTGACCAATAATATAACCAATTACACCTGTTACGCTCGTAGCAAGTCCACCGATCCAGATTAAAGTCTTCCATCCGCCTTCAGCTTTATCAAGCTTTTGGTTAATAGAGTCAACGGTTTGTTTCATAGCCTCAAGCTCCACCAAAACCCTGTCCATGTCAGACTGTAGATGTTTAATTTCGCTTGCGTGTGTTGCTAACTCGCGAGCAGTTTGAATCGGGTTTTCCATCTCAACATTTCCATCTTTTTAAACTAGCGGCTTTGCGTGTAGGACGACCCTTTTCATCTTTCATAGGGCCGGGCATACCGCTCATGCGAGCGCAGAATGACTTCTTGCGTGGGCCGCCTTCGGGCTGTGGAGCCTTTAGGTTAGATCCAGTTGCAGCATTATATTTAGCTCTACCTTTGGCAGTTAAACCAGCTCCCTTAGCAACGGAGAGCTTTTCGCCACGACCGACTGCTAGGGAGGGGGTTTTCTTAGCCATAGAACACCGTGGCAGTAGCACTTGCCAACGTAACATGAATATCCGTGCGGCAGAGAATACCTTCGCCGGGAATAATAACGTTGACTGTGCCAGCCGCCGCAGGAGCTGTATAAGAGAAGACCGTGGTTCCACTTGCACCCCCGTCACGAACGACGACTGTGCCGCCTGTAGCAAAGGATACAACCAAGCCTTTTAGTCGGGCAGTGGTGGCATACGCGGTTCCAGTGGTAGTTCTCTCAGCCGCTTTTACGTCTGTTTGCATCATAATTAGCTCCTAGAAAGTAGAAAGCCCCCCGTAGAGGGCAGCTAATTAAGCTGTACGTGTAAAGACGTAAGCAGTTGCGCTTGCAAACATCAGCGTAAACCGAGCAATACCTGTAGCGCCAGCAGCGATAGTCAAGTCACCAAAGCTTCCGGGAGTATCGGCTGCACCAGAGGACAGGATGCCGTTTGTCGCAACAGCAACAGTTACAGTGCTTGCGCCAGCAGTATTATCAACGTACAGATCAAACACGGTTCCGCGAGCAGCGCCCAATGCAGCACCAAGCAATGTGCCAGTAGGAAGTGTAATTGTTGTTGCGGCAGCAGATGTAGAAGTAATGTAGCCGGTTGCAACTTCTGCTGCTGTGGCTGTAGCTGTAGCGTTAATAGCAGCAACTGTTGGATTTGCAACTAAATTACCAATAAAACCATTGGTAGACGCAACCGGGCCGGAAAAAGTTGTGCGAGCCATGATAAATCCTTGTATATGCAGTACTACGCTTTACTGTCTCTGCATCGTCCGCTGGGGCGGTCAGTAAAGCTGGAGGTTCCCAGATTTCTTTAATAATAACCTATACAACAATAAATGCAAGCAATAAAAAACCCCACCTTTTGAGTGGGGTCAAACCATCAGTTTCTAACGGTTTATTTATGCGCCCTGACTGCCGTACATACCAAGCGGATCCGACCAGCCGAAGCTGTAACGTTCGCGAGACTTGTAACGCACGTTGCCTGTGTCGAAGTCACCATCCATCGAATTTGACAGGGGTGTACGAACAAAGTGCTTCATGCCGTTAGGCACATCAGTTGTCAAGAACCAAGCGTTTGTGTCGGTCAGGAAGTTGTTAACAGTGTAACCACCCGAGATCGAACCATTGTTCTTGATTGCGTTGATGTCGTTATCAGCCGTACCAACACGCAGTTCTGTTTCGAGCAAACGAGTTGCAACGAATTGGAGTGCGGGAGGGATGACCAACTTGATAGGCTTTGCAGCAATTAACAGACCACGTTCATCAGTCCACGCTGCGATTTGAATAACGGCGGCTTCCAAAGAAGTCTCGTTCAAGTCAGCAGGAGTACCGGGAATGTTGCTGTTTGTGCCGCCACCAACCAAGGGATGTGAAGCGCTGAAAAGAGCAACGCCGTCGCCACCAACATAGCTGGCGCTAAAACCGTTGTTCAATGTAGCAGCAGACTTGACTTGCTTGGTGTAAGCCATTGCGCGGGCGAGAGCCTTTGTATAACGAGCAGACAGTGAGTCGTACAGGTTATCTTCAATTGCTTCTTCCGTTAGGGAAAACCCTAGTGCAATAGTCTCGTGTGAGTAACGAGCTGTCCAAGCTTCTTGACCATTATCGTATGCAATTGCAGAACCTTCGTTCTTAACAGGTGCAGCCGAGAAGCCAGAAAGTTTGGTCTCTTCTTCAAACGAACGCTCGGAGGTCTCTGTTTCATAGATCTCTTTGTGCTGTTCGCCGTAAGTAGCATACTCCATACCGAACAAAGCGTTCAGTCCGGGGAGCAGCTCTTTCAATAGTTGTGCGCGTGAAATAGCCATGATTTAGCTCCTTATACGCCGACGGCGGTTTCGTAAGCATGCATACCGAAGTTGAACTTTACGATCACTTCAGGAAACAGCGTGTTGCCGCCAGAAATATAGGCGGTATCAGGAACAACGTCAACAATGCGAATTGTCAATGTATCAGTTGTAGCGGTTGTGGCGTTCAAAGCAACTTGTGAGTTACCAGCGGCAGTGATAGAGGTGTTGTTTACGATTGTGGCGTTATTGCCAACAGAAGTAAATTGAACGCCAGTCACAACTGTTGTGCCAGAAACGACAGCAACTTGGAACAGAGCATCTGGATCATCACAAACATAAGCTGTAATAAAGCCAGAAGTCACTGTTGTTCCACCAACAAAATTCTGCTGGTATTGAACTTGACCTGTGCTTGGATTAATAAATTCACAACCAAGAAACACGCCAGCGAAGCCGCCAGTAGGTTTAGCAGTGGTTGCAGCAGAGCGCTCAACAGTACCGTCGCCTGCGCGAATCAAGAGATCACCGTAACCAATCGAAGTTGCATATGCACTAGCAATACGCATTTTACGAGTGGAACCGGCAAATACCTGACCACCAATCAGATTGATTGGCTTAAAGCCATAAGGCTTGTCAATAGTGGGGTAAGCCATGTTTAACTCCAAAGATTAAATTTAAGAACCTTTACCAAAGCTTGTCGTAGACTTACTCTCTTTAAAGAGTGGCATCCGCGCATCGCTCTGGCGCATTAAATTGTTGTCTACAGAATCCGTCTGAGCCTGTGTTTGGCGGGCATAGTGTGCCGCACGTTGTTCCACAAATTCAGTAGGAGTCTTGCAAAGCAACAATCCGTCAATCTCAATATTGTCTTTAAAACGACTATTGGGATCAACTAGCAGTTGAAATTTCGGCTGTTCCTCTATCTTGACTGGCTCCCAACCTTCTCTTAGTTTGGCAGAGAGGTTACGGGGGTCAGCTTTGCCTAGAGTAGCAACACGGATCCATCTATACGAAAACCCAGCCTGTTTGTCTGGCTCAGGGAGCAACTCAGCTGGCGCCCACTGCTTTGGACGTTGTTGGGTCACACGGGTCTCTAATTCACGGGTAAGTCGATTTTCAGCCATTATTGGGCCTCCAGTTTAATTGCTTCACGAGCGTATTGTTCGGGGGTCAAACCAAGTTTTTTGGCAAGTTGGATCTGACTAGCCTTCAATCTCACCTTATTAGGAGAGGTGCTTCGTGCAGCAGAAGCGACTACCGTGCCTGACTTTGTACGAGGTGTTCTCGTTTCTGGCTCATCAAAGTTTTCTGAGAACCGTCTGCGCATTGTTTTGTCCAATGTCGCATAATAATCATCTGAACCAACAATTACGCCGTTGCGTTTAAGCTTTTCGTGTAAGCCTAAAGCCGCAGCAGTCATTTCCTCATCTTGCCCAAACCAAGTATTGCGCTCTTGCCACGCCATAGCTCTTCGGTCGGGTTGATTTACAGGTTGTTGCTGTTCTTGCTGCTGTTGTACTGCACTTTCTTCTTGCTGTAAAGAGGTAGGGCGAAAATTCTTAGCGGAGTGTAGTTTAAAGTTAGCATCTTGCATCGCTTGTTGTGCATCTACTAGCTTGTCACCATCTCCAGAGTCATAAGCCTCTTTGTATGCTTTTTTCGCTATCTCCAGTTCCATAGAAGCCGCGCTCTGAACTGTATTGGCATACTCTTTCTCACCCGCTGAGTACTGCGCCCGAAGACGTTTATTCTCTTCTGACACCTTACGGGCGTACTCAACAGCTTCTTGCTGTTCTCGGTAAGCAGTTTCTTTAGCTCGGCGTTCGTCATGCCAAACCTTTTTCATCTGCTTTAGGCGAACCTTAACCTTGTCGGAGTACTCTTCAAGCTCATCGTTCTCAAGCTCGTCAACCACTTCCTTGGGCATGGGTTCGCGCCCACGATCCTGTTCTGGGGTGTCGTCTTCGATCTCAATTTCAATCCTATCGTCAACCTCACCTCCCTTAGACATTTCAATTTCGTCTGGGAACTTAAACTCGTCTTTTTCGTAGTCAGCCATTTTGTAGGCTCCTTATTTACGTTTGATACCGCGAGGGTCGTCTACAACGCCTTCAACAGTGTCATCATTAATGAGACGAAACTCGCGCCCATGAATCACAAGCCTTGAGCCAGCATTAGGGCGCACTAACACAAAATCGCCTTTCTGACACCACGGGCCTGATGGGAATTTGCTTGCGTCTTTGTAGCAGTCTGGGCCTAAGTCCACGACAAACAGAACCGTTGTGAGGATCTCTTCGTTGCGTAGGGTTTCATCTGCTTTAATGATTCCGCTGTCGTACTCTTTTTCCATTTCTGGAATGGCACACAGAATGTGGTAGCCAGAGGGACGGGGGAGTTGTCGTGCTTTCTCTTCAGGGTCGGAGGTATAGATACCGACTACTTGTGGATTATCGGGGTTTGAGCCGATAAGGATTTCACTCATCTGAGTTCTCCATACGTTGTTTGAGGTCAAGGGTATAGCCCCGTGCGATGTTAAGACCTCTAATCTCACCGCACAGTTTTTTGTACTCCTCGAAAGTCTCGGGTCTGCCCGTACTTATGAAGTCTTGGAGTTGTTCAATCTTTTCATCAAGTTGCTTAACTAATACCTCGAAAGCGTCCATCATTCACCTTTTGTCGGTTGATTATTGCGCATTGCTTGCATAGCTTGGATTTCCAATTGACGTTCTTTTATGGCTGTTTCTGCGCCAATCTTAATGCCGTCGTACTGCTGTTTTGCCTCGGCATTTTTATTCTCTTGATCGGCTTTTGCCCCAATACGAATACCTTCAATCTGCGCTTGGTTGTCCACGCGCTCTTTGTCAATCTGCAACTGTTGCTGTTTAAGCTGTGCATCCATTGCATCTTTCTGCTTCTTGCGCTCTAACTCACCCTGTTTAATTTGCAACTCTTGTTGCTGCATCTGAACCAAAGGATCTTGCGCCTGAGCTTGAGCTTGCTGTTGTTGGACTTCTTGCTGATTCATCTGCAATAACTGTTGGGCAGCTTGGGCCAAGAGCGGAGATAGGCGAGCTTCAACTTCTGGATCCATGTTGGCATCTTCACCAGCCTCGTCTTTCTGAGGTGGCAAGTTCATGCCTAACTGAGTTTCAATCTGCTTGCGATATTCCATACCCAAATGTTCATTGAGATGGTTTTGCATTGCGGACTGAATCTGTGGAGCCATAGGATTATTTTGAAGCAACTGCATAATCTTTGGGTCTTGCATCGCAGACATGTGAACCGTCATGTGCGCCTTGTGGTCTTGGTATAAGAATGCCTTAACCGGTTTCATCATCAGAACATTTTGGTTTTCAGTTACAGGGTCTGTAGGCTTTTGATCCTCATCCATTGGAATGAGTTTCTGTACCTCTTTAATCCCAAGAACATCCAGCATCTGTCGGTGCAAGAGAGGCATGTTGTACATCTGTGGCGCACCTTGAGCCAATTGCAGAACTGCTTGATATTGAACAATCTTTTGCGCCATTGTGCTGGCGTTTGGATCACTGACTGGCACAACATCTACGTTATCGTAATCAGACTTCTTTGCACGTCTATTTCCTTCGGCAGGCTCATAGCTGTAGTCTTCAGGGGTGTAGTCGGCAATAATCTTCTTGAGTAACCCAAGCTCTCGTTTCATCGAGAAGTGGACTCGGGCCTGCACAGCAGACATAACCTTCAATGTTCTTTCTAAGATTGCCAGCGTCGTACCCACTGGGGAGTTAGCAGACATGTCGCTAATCTGAAGGTCAGCAGTGTTGGCAAAGCGGCGACCGTCTTCAACAATCTGGTTCATCAAACCTAACAGAACTTGGCTAGGCTCTTTGTATGGCAGGGGTAAAAGGTTGTCGCGCATTGTGCCACTAGGGACATCTGCGTCGCGCCATTCTCCGGGCGAGATGGGTGTATCGTCGCCCTTAATTCTCATTCCACGGGTCTTAAAGCCGCCGGGCAAGTTACTTAACGTACCTGCATCAACAAGCTGACGGATAAGAGAAGTACCAGACTTAGCAAAAGCACCAACAAGATGAATGAGGCCAAAGTAATAAAACCCAAAGCCCGGGACATAGCCGTAATGAACCAAGTGCTGGCGTTTTTGATAAGTTTCATCGTCAGGTTCCCAGTTGCGACGAATGGATAAAATTGTATTGCTGCCCTGCTCGATAGTCACAATGTATGGCAATGCAATGCCTGTCTCTTCGCCGTCCTCTTCATGCTCATAACCCTTAAGATCTAGGTTAACTTGCATCTCAAGAAGCTTGTAGCGGGCATCAGAAATAGCACGAAAGCCCATCTGCTCGGCAATCTTCTTCTCTACCTCATCCAGCGTGTTATTGGGTTCGCCAAGATCAACGTCTTTATAAAAGCCACTGACTTGCAGTTTACGCAGCTCATTCTCGGTCTTGCGCATGACATGCGTTACACGCTCTGCGGTTTCAATATTGGACGCACCATAAGGCACAACAATATCTTCTGCCGGAACAAACAATGAAATCTGGCGACCCAAGGAAGGATCGTAGTACACCTTCTTAAAGGCGTTACCAGCTAATCCCAAGCCCCACAACATTCTTTCATGTTCTGGACGGTACTCATTCATGACATCCATAAGTTGGTAGTTCATGTCATCAGCGACTCGAACAGCGGCTTGTTTCTTTTCTGGTGTTTCGCGACCAACAATCTGAGTCTTTACCGGCCCAGCAGCAGGGAACGTGGACATCATTGTTTCTGCTTGGAACTTAACAAGCGCTTCTGCCAGCAAAGGATGGTACACACCACAGGCTCCGGGCCAAGGCTCTGTGCGTTCTTCAATCTTTAAACCAAGGAGTTCTAAGCCATCAACATAGGTCTGCATCCAGTCGCGGCGCGAAGCTACGTCATCGTCGTAATCAGAGGTTAATTCGCTTGCAAGACCCTGAAGCTCGCTTTCACTCATCTCTTCGGCAAGGTTAATATTGAAGTCATCTTCGGCTTCTTCGGCTGTAAACTCTAGAATAGGTTCGCCGTCCAACCCAATGGTCACTGACTCGGGATCTTCAATCTCGATCTCAATCTCAGGCCCTTCATTCATTTCTTCCAAAGCGTCCAGACCCTGTGGGGCTGCGTATAAACTCTTGTCAATAGCCATAATCTGTCCTTAGTAATACGCAGCTTTTCTGCGGTGTTTATACATGTGGTCGTCTTCTGGTTCGTCGCTTGGTAAGCGGATAAACCCACCTTGTCTAAATCTTGCTAAGCTCATGCTAATACAGTCAACCATATCATCATGCTCAGACGCAGGGAATGCTGCCAGTTGCTCAACGGCGGCTTCAGCCCACTTACGCCCTTCGGGATACCACACCATACCAGACCTAAATATATCTGATATCGCGTTAATACGCGCTATTTTATCGCCTGTGCCCCTATGTGGGGTGAATTCTTGTACGGGGATACCTAATCGACGCAGCTCTTGAAACAGCGGAGTACCGTTAGATTTTTTTTCTACGATGAACGAATCAGGGTTCCATTCCTTCCACTCTCGCAGGGCTAACTCTTTAAGTTCAGGAAACTCCACCCGAATATTAATGACGTTTAGTAAGATGATGTGGTTTGCATTATCTGTTAGGTGGTCGTCACTGAATACCCCCCACGTCGTAATAGCGGTAAAGTCCGATCGGTTGTTTGTTTCTGCTGCCGCATCCAACGCCATGATAACGTACTCACACTGTGGGGGATCATCTCGCTCCCACTTGCGCCACCACTCCCGCTTAACCAGTGCACCCTCCTCCGCAGTGGGGTTCTGCTGATACTGAGCGTTCCACTGAAACAACGGCATAGATGCTTTCGTGCGGTGTAATGCCTCTAAGTCATAAAACTCAGGCCACAACGCCTTTTCATCGTCGGTATTCTCGTTAAATATCGCCGGAAATTCAAACAAATCATACTGGTCAGCCATGTCCGTGCGATGCATGTCCTTAGCCAGCTTGCCAATCAAGTCATTCGGGTGCCAGCGGGTGTGCACAATAGCCACTTTACCCTGTGGCATCAGGCGTGTTCGCGCTCCATACGTAAACCACTCATACACACGGTCAAACACCTCGTAGTTTCCGCTAATCACGTCCTGTTCTGAGAACGGATCGTCCACAATCAGGAAGTGTGCACCACGACCAGCGAGTGCGGCACCCACACCACAGGCAAAATACTCCCCGCCCGCGTTTGTGTTCCATCTACCCGCGCTTTTTGAGTCCGCTGCAAGGGTCACAGCAGGGAAAATCTCTTTATAAGCGTCACAATCCACGATATTTCGCACTTTTCGACCAAAATCAACCGCCAAATCCCCTGTGTGGGAGACCATTAGCACTTTTTTATCGGGATTTCGCCCTAAATACCACGCTGGGAAGTATATAGACACGAGTTGGCTCTTACCATGACGGGGTGGCACGGACACCCCGATACGATCTTCCTCTCCGCGCTCCATTTTCATGAGTAAATCTGCCAACCTTTTGTGGTGTTTACCCACTTTATAGTTAGGATCCATCGCTTGACAGAACTTAATCAGGTCATCATGGCAGAGCTGCGCACGCCTGCGACGCTCTAACTCTTCTAACGCAGAAAGTACTTCAGTTAGTTCATCTGGTTTGAGCAGATGTAAGTTAGCTTGCAGGGTTGTAAGTTCGTATTCAGTTAGCATCGTGTGCAACGACATCTTCGATAGGCTGTCCACCGCCCATGCCCATCAACTTAATGAGCTTATCGCGCACCCTATCTTCTAGTTCGGTAGCGGATTGATGTCGCACTGTGATTTCCGTGCGCTCGGTAAAGAGACCCACTTCGCTTATCTTACCTAGTAGCTCTAAGGCTCTGATGCGGTTCTTATTACCGGGGGCGGCTTCTTCTAGCAAGCTATTCGTCACAAACTGGCGAATCTGCACGGCTGTCTCTACAACCTCATGGTCATAGTCAGCAATCAAAGCGCGAAGGTATGTGGCAGTCGCCGAGCGTTGGACTTGCGTAGGGGGTGTTAAGTCACGCATTACATCACGCGCAATACCCCTATCAACTGGCGTAGCGGGTTCTGGGTCACCGAATTCGGTAACAAATTGAGCGGAGCTAAACATAGCTCTTGCGGCGGTATGCACGTCGGTAGGGTTTGTGATCCCTTGCCCAACGGGCATGCTTAGTTCTGGGGTAAGCGGAATGTACACGGTGCACCTT